TGGCGATGATTTGCGCCTGCTCAAGGTTGGCCGGATTTTTGTAGGGATTGCCTGCGCCGGTGATGGCCGAGGCATTCATGGCGTATTCGTTGCGATTGTCGCTGACCTCCACCATGTTGCCGACCGCAAACACACTGCCATCGACCACGGTGACGGTCGTTGTATTTAGCGTCGTGTTGACCGTAATCAAGCTGCCATTGATTACATAAACGGTTGTGCCGGTCGTTAAGTCTGCCGTCCACTCGCTAGCCGGATAGGTAGGTTGGAAGGTGTAATCCAACTCATCCACATACGTGATCTGCCAATAACTGCCAACTTTTGCCAGCGCTTTGACAAATGACGTGTCTTTCTCAAGTGACTTGCCAGTAATATCGTTCTGGCCTCTGACAACAAGTTTATCGCCCAGGCGCACAATGCGTAGCGCCGGATTTGCTTCCGCATCCATCAGCGCCGTGTCTGTAGCCGACAATGTAAAGACAGTTTCGTTACTGACGACGGTTGAGGCACTTTGCAGCTTCATCGCCGCGCCGTCAACTTTGCGCGTAATCTGGGCATAGTCGCCCATGATGCGGAAGGAGCCTTTGTCCGCAAAAGTGATACTCTGGCCGGGTGGGAATACCACATGCACGTTGGAATAGTAGATGCTGACGGTCTTGGCGAAATGGATTGGGTCAGCCGGATTGGTAGCGCAAATGACGCACGTTCCGCCGCCGGTCAGACCAACCGTGTTCAGCATGGCAAGGATATTATTCGACTCGTCCACCCCAACGCCGCCGATAATGCCAAAATTAATGCTATAGTAGGTGCGTGTTTTGTTGACGGCGCTGTCTTTTGTCGGGTGTGCCTCAATCCAATCCAGTGCAGAATGTTGCGTCAATGCCGTACTTGCTGCGCCCGCGCCCGTAGACGGCGTCACCGTAGCTGGTGCCACAGTGCGCTTCCATTGTGCGCCATATTTCTGCACAAAGAGCGGGTCTAGCTGTCTGAATAACTGCGTGATTGATTGTTCAGCCATTAATTATCTTGCCCAAATCCCATACGCTTCTTGCGCCCCGTGGCGTTATTTCGTGCCGTTCGCCGGTAGCATCATACGCCGCCTGCTCGACAAAGACCGGCGATATTTTCGCCACGCTGTTGACACTGGCTGGAACATCCGCCAACGTAACCCATCTAGCCACGGGCAACACACCAGGCTCAAACGGTGCGCCGGTCGGCCAATACAGTTTGGCATCAGAGCGCCAAATCAAATCATTGTTTGGCGCTGCCGCCGGTTCCTCTTCGATAATCATCGTGCGCCCGCCAACAGGTAAGCGCACCATCAGTCGTTTGTCGTTGGTTGTGCCACGGTCCAAGAGTGCGTCTAGCTCTGTCAGCGCATCGCTGACGCCGTCTCGGTATTGCCTGGTGTATTTGCCCGAAGCGTTGCGGATGTCCACGTCCAAGCCGAATTGGCCGGCGGTCGATACAAGCGTTGTAATCTGGCTGGTCGTTTGTTGGTGTCCCCAAATTTGGAATGATAGCGAAGCGGCGGGCGAACGTGCTACCCATGCCGAGCCAGTCCATACCTTGAGCGTGCCGCCGGTGTAGCCTTCCGATTCATCTACATCAACCATGTAATAGCCAGTGGCCGAGTCCACACCGCCAGCCACTTCGACCACAATGTGATAGGTGGTGCCGAAAGTGACGGATGATGTGTGCGCAAAGACAAATAGAATATCGTCCATGTCCTCGGAAATGTCAGCCGCCGCCACCGTAATCGCTTCAACGGCGGGGAAATTTGGAACGCCCGCCGTATCGGTGCGTAAGCCAACCGTCACGCCACCGGTCGGTGTGCCAACCTTACGTAGACGGACAATCACCTCACCAATCGTAAAGCTGCCAGCCTCGGTCAATGTGAATGTCTGATCAATCTTTTTACCGTGCGCTACCACCGTAGCCGTTGCACTTGGTACCGCCGTGATTACGTTTTCTTCCACCACGATACTATTGCCCTGATCAATCGTGACGCTTGGTCCCGCATCCTCATTGCTCATCACACCACCGTAAGCGGTATCAGTAGTGACGTGATTGACTTCTGCGCCATCGGTGCGGTGATAGCCACTATTGCCCGATGAGCCGGTGACGTAAATTAATTCATGGTTGCGCACGAAACCAAGCCCGCTTGCGCCGTCCAAAATATCATCCGATACTTCAAAGCTGATCGTGCTTGCGGTGTAGGTTGCGACCGCGTCACCCGTGGCTTGGCTTACCGTGAATGTGCCATTGTTGGATGCAAGGCCGCTGATCTCAATCCTTGCGCCAACCGGCAAATCTAAGAATTTACCCGTCAACGAGTGAATCGTGTTTTCGTGGCGCTTAAACCCTAGCGACTCAGTAAAGCCGTATCCCATTGTCTGCTCCGTGCCGCCGTCTTCGTGCAGGATGCGGCCCTGTGGGATATTGAGATAGCGCCACGCGAGCGTATCAACCCAGCCCTTACCGTAGATGCGTGCGGTAGGTTGCCCTTCTGCCGAGGTTCCTGAGCTCGCCGAAGGACCGCTAAACGCAACCGTGCCGATTGGTAAGCCTTTGTAATCGAGGATCGTGCTTGCCAAGTCGGCGGCTTCGGCTGGCGTTGTCTCTGATTCGTTTTGCATCAATTCCTTGATGCCGTAAACAGCAACACTGGCTGCGTCGTCTGTCCAAGCCGTTTCACCGGACAGTTGCCCGCCTGGTGCCTCGTAGGAGTAGCGCACGGCGACACGGTTGTACATCTCATCCAGTGATATGCCGATGGTCGTTGCACCGTTGGTGATGTCGATGCCGGTCATGCAGCCCCACCAACATCTTGTGCCAAACTCATTACGGATGATTAGCTCGTAGCGCAACCATTGCGCCATTTCCCACAATGCGGGCAATTGGCCGGTCACTTCAATCTCACAATCTAGAGGTCCTCGCTTACTGTGCGCAGACCAGCGGGTTGGTGTAATTTCAACGCCGGGAGCCTTGACCAAATCAAAGCTTCGGTTGCGAAATTCGACGGTGTATTTGTTCATGGTTGATGAGCCTGTCGAATCATACCGTCTCCCGCCGTGGTCTTATCCACATGCGTACCGTCATTGTCTTATCCGGCGCAATGCCACTAAAAAAATACACGCGTTGCAATAGATTTGGCCACAATGTCGGCGGGTCTTCCTGTACGATAAAATTTGGATATTTCACCGAACCACTGAGCCGGTACGCTGCACCGTCAATCGGGTCGTCAATAAGGTAATCGTTATTCGCCACCGTTTCATCACGTTGAATCAATCGCCGCACGTTCTCCGTTGGCGTCAACTGGATACAATCGCCGTACCAAGTCTGCGAGGAGAGCGAACGGAACGATAGGTAAAGCGTCAATGCCCCCCATCCGGTCGCATCGCCGCCCGCGTCTGGAATGGGGAGCGAACCTAAGTCAACGAGTTTGCTTGAATCGCTGGATGTCAATTTGATTTCGGCGCCGGTCGCATAAGCGCTTAGGCTAGCGCTATCCCGAATCTGTGGCGTCACGTAAATTGTGCCGGTGACATTCAATGCTTGATACAGGAGTATGCGGAAGTGACGCCCGTTACACGCCGCCACGGTTGCCGCCGAAATCGGGATGGCAATCGCCGCCGTCGTGTTGACGGTTAGCGCCAGATAGTTGCCAGAACTACTGCCCGCACTAACTGTAATTGTGCCGCCCGCCAGCCTCGCCTCGCATTCAAGCATGTGGGCAAAGTTGGCGGGGTCGCTCTGGCTATTGGTGGCAATGTAAAGGTCGGGATATTGCAGCGCGCCGCCTGACGTGTTCTGCATCTGAATCTTGACCGGCGTTGGCAATGTGCCGGTGACTTGTGCAGCGGCGATTTGGATATAGTTACCCTCGCCACTGTCATTCTGATTGTGGATACTCTTACCCCCCGTCGCCGGTGTGGTGCTGACCTTGGAGGCTAGTTGTAATTCTGTCTCTGGTCCTTCCCACCACGGATCGCGCTCGATGTAAAGGCGTGCATCGACTTTTATGTTCGGCCAGCCACTTTTTAGCGCCGACTCATCGAGCTCTAATTTTCCGCTTTTGACAAGACTGCGATTTGATGAAGCTTCGGCGTCAACTTGAAAATTAACGTATATCTTTGGCCCGCGCTGCGTATCAGCACGGCGCTTGGCGGCAATGAACATGCGTTCGATATTGTTGATGACCGTCTGCAGCGCCGTTTTGCTAGCTGCCGTCAACAGCACTTCGATTGTATCGTTGCCGTCCGCTTTCATGTCGTAGGCGATGATCATGCAACCATCGGCCAGCGTGAAATTTAGTGTTGTTGTGCCATCGTACAAACTAACTACATGTGCCATTAGCGCCGCCTCGATTGAATCGCAGCCACTTGGTAGGCTAGTTTATTAATATCGATTTGGTTGGTAATCGTGTTATAAAAGTTATTGTTAATAACTGTGACTTCTCGATCTAACCGGTCGCTCACGTACTCACTACTGCGCTGATTGGACATAATCTCACTACCTCTCGGCAACCTAACTAACTCTGCCCCTTGTTCGCCAACCCATGTCAAACCTCCCTTCCAGAAGTTCGTACCGCTTGCGTTGCCTGGTATGGTAGTAGCCGCAGCAATTGGTCCACCAATAGCTGCGGCATTTACAGCGCCGGTCCAATCTAGTTCATCTGATTTAGCTTGAAACCCCTTGAACACGATTTCGGCAATGCGGCTCCCAACATCCAACAGATGGTCAATGGCGCTTTGTATGCCCAACTGCGTTACCCAAATCGAGGCAAAGTTTCCCACCAGGTCTACGCCGAATTCCTGATCAGTGAAGTAACCGGCAATCTTTTTAAGAATCATGCCCGCCGTGCCACTAAATAGGCCTTCACCCTCTAGTTGCTTATTGATTACGCCTTCGAGCGCCGTGCCAAACGCCACGTCCTCGCCGGACAGATTGGTCGTCAAACCACTGGCAATGGCCGACGCAACGGGAGCCATGCTCTCCGGCGTGATGTCGCCTGCCATGCCCGATACAAGCGTTGTGCCTAGCCCTGTGCCGCCTGCGCCCGCTGTCATGCCTTGAGCAATGCCGGTGTGGAGCGACGCTCCAAGCGTCACCGCCTGCGCCGTCGCCTCGTCGGGCGCAATGCCAAACAGCGCCATAATGTTGGCTTTACCGGCGGCTTGAGCATTAGCTTTGTCGATGCCCTGTTGCACCGCATCTTGATTAATTAGGTCTAGATTGGCGGCATTAGCGAATAGGCTACTATCGCCCCAAGCCGCCTTGAACATCTCCAAAATGGCTTCATGTGGCAATGACGGGTCAATGCCAGCGCGTGCGGCGGCGTCGGCGATGTCCACATTTGCCCAATCGACGCCGTTGACAACTTCGTCGGTTAGTCGTCTCAGGTAATCGTCGGCAAAATCCTGTGGCACGCCCAGCGCGCCCATCTTCATTTGGTCAGCGGTGACGGAAGATGTACCGAACAGGCCAGGGATACTCTGTAAGATACTACCGAGCTTTTGCGCCATGTCATCGATTGATTTGTCGATGGTTTTGCCCATTTTATCGACAGATTTCTTTAGCTCTTTGGCGGCTTTGTCGGCTTCCTTCTGCCCCTGCGATGCCACGAAAGCATTAAAGCCAGCCTGTTGACCTGCGTTTAGTCCACCTGTTCCACCGGCTAATTGACCAATCATGCCCATCGACTGTTGGTTGGATAGCACTTGTGAGCCGCGCGGGAGGTTGAGTAATTCCGGCCCCCGTTCGCCGACCCATGTCCATCCGCCGCCGAATGATGGCGTACCGGTTGATTGTCCGCCAATGCTGCCACCACTGGCGTAAGTGGAGCCACCACCCATTAGCGACGACAACCAAGCCGGAGCGCTTGGCATTGCAGGCCAACGAAAATTGAGCAGAGACGATAACCACGCCGGTGAAGCTGGTAATCCAGGCCATTGCCACGTCAAAAGCGTAACAATCCAATCTATTGGCACGAGTGTTGGCCAAACCCAACTCATCAACGTGACAATCCAATCAGATATGGCTAATACTGGCCACGTCCATGCCGTCAAATCTGTTACCCACGAAACGGATTCTAGTGTAGGCCATGCCCACGCAATCAAGTCGGTAATCCATGCCGGCGTTTGGAGATTCAAAGAAATATCACCGCTAACAATCTTTGAGAGCCAATCCACAAATGCTGTCACCTTGTCAGTGGCGGTTTGCACCTGTGCGGCCACGGCCGTAAATCCCAAATCGGCTAATGTTGTGCTAATGGTTGTGCCGATGGTCGCAAAGGTAACTGAAATAAATGACAACAGGTTAGAAAGTGATAGTCTGAAAAATGTACCGAATGTTTTGGCAATAGTCTGTGCTGATGTCCAAGCGGTTGCCCAATCGCCGTTGATTAGAGCGGTAACACCTGTCACTAACTCACTGACAACCGTTGTGAATGTGTTTAGGATTAAAGTGGCTTGGTCAATCGCAATCTTGATTACCGCACCTAAGTTGTCAAATGTGGCCGACAATAGATTGATTGCCGTCAACGCCACTAAACCCAAACCAACGCCGATAGCTAACGCCAGCGCGCCAAACATCGGGATCAGCGGCGCCGCGGCCGCACTTAGTTCAGCGAAGTGGTCACCCATACCTTGCAGCTCTATGGAAAAACCACTAATGCTTGTCACAAGTCGATCAATAATTGGCGCGAAGAAAGTACCTATCTGCCCTAGAACTGCATTGATATTTTCAATAACTGGCGCAATCGCAGCGTCAGCCGCAATCAGCGCTGCCGGAAGTGCCGCCCAACCAGTCGCCCATAAGCCCTGCAACGTGGTAAGTGCCGCTGGTATCTTGCCTTTAATCCAGCTAACCAACTCCGTAAATTTTGTGCGAATGCCACCAATGTCGAACACGAATGCAGCGGCAATACCCGCGGCCACCAAACCAAGTGGGCTTTTCAATGCACCAATCACTGTCGCTAGTGTGCCAAGCACCGGAATCATTGCACCTACCGCAATCAATACCGGCCCAAGTGCGGCGGCGGCGGCGGCAAGGCCAACGATCCACTTCTGGGTAGTCGGGTCCATCTCTTTGAATCTAAGCGCCAATGATGACAACTTGTCGCCTATCGGAGTGAGGAAGTCAGCGACTAGAAGTAATGCCGGTCCCATAGCATCGTTGATGTTTTGCAGGAAGACCTTGAACTTAATGCCAGCCTGTTGGAGGTCAAAACCAAGACCGTTGACGCCTTCTGTTTGTGCCTTGAATGCAGCATCGCTAGCGCCGGCTGCTTTGCCCATTGCGGCAATGTTTTTTGTGTACTGCTCTTGTGAACCGCCAGCCAACTGCATGGCCAGTGTTTGACCTTCAATAGAGCCGATGAAATCGGACAAAGGTAAGCCGGAAGCTTCCGCCGCCTTGACAAGTAGCTCTATCGTGCCTTGTAGCCCTAGTTGCTCAATCGCTACCTTGCCGGATTCAATCCCCATCGCTTTGAATAGTTCTGTGGTTTTTGCCGTGGGGTCCATCAGCGATTGCATGATGCCGCGCAATTGTGTCGTAACCTCGGCTGCGCCACCCGTGATACCGGTAGCGGTTGCCATTACGGCAAAGGTCTCCTCTTGTGAAACGCCTAGCGCCGCCGTTAGCGGGATAACCTTACCCATACTGGCGGCTAATTCGGGGAATGTGGTAACGCCTAATTTAACGGTTTGAAAGGCCAAATCTTGTACGTGCTGGTAAGCTGCAGCGGAGGTGTCGCCGTAAGCTTTTGTGACAGCGCCACCGAGCAAGATGGCATCAGACGTGGTTGCTATACCGGCGGTGGCGGCGCGAGCGCTGATTTCGAGGATTTTTACAGTGTCGGCGGTGTCGCCAAAAGTGGAAATAACTTGATACAGGCCACCGGCAATGTCAGACGTATCCTTAGCCACGCCAATTGCCAGGTTTTGCACATCGGTTCTTAGTTCCAGTACGCGATCTGACGCAACGCCCAGCGATGCCACATTTGCCATGCCCGCATTTAGTTCAGTGCCAGCCTTAAACGCTGCCGCACCCAGCGCAACGAGCGGAGCCGTCAAGCCAACAGATAGGCCGGCGCCAATGCCCTTGACCTTGCTGCCGAAGTCATCAAGCGAGGAACCAATGTTTTTGAATGTCTGGGAGGCTCGATCTTCGCCATTGACAATAATTCTTAGTTTGTAATCTGGCATATCTCACATTAAGAAGTAAGCAAAAGGTAAGTGGCGGAACCCAAACTTATGTGCGATAATAAAGCCCTGGTTTATTCGATTTTCTACACAATGGAGGCTTTATGTTGCGTTCTGCACTGATGTTTATCGCCGGTTTTGTCGTGGCTGCGATGTTGGTTGTACCGTCATCCGCTCAATCAATGCCGGTCGCTAACCTTGCCTATGTGAATTTGGCTAGTAATCGAGTAAATACACTTATCGATTTTGCCGATGTCGCAAACGGATTCTTGTCTGGAAAAAACAAGCTAGACAGTGTTATTGCGGCACATGAAAACTTAACCACAATGGTCACGGCGATTGATGCGAAAGAGCCGCCAATTACGCTGCTTGCCCTGCACGTTCAATTGCGATTCGCAGCAATTCGCTGTGGGACTCTGGCCGGTATAGCCGAAAGTGTCAAGAGGATCGAGAATGCTACGGCTTTCGATTTGATACCATTCCTCACTGAGCGATCTAGTTGTTTTGATGCAATCAACAATGCCCGCCTGCGCCTCATCGACTACGCTGCACCCTATGGCGTCAATCCGTTTTAGTAGTCAGGTTGTCGCCCTTTTTCTTGCGGCGCTTCTTCTCAAACGTGGCAAGCTCTTCGCTATAGGCGGCGTACCTGTCCCACCATTCTTGGGTTGCGTCATTCTCTACAACCCACGGCGGCACATGCCACTTTTCTGCCACCAACAAAACTGGCAACCATTCGGGAACCTGGTCTGATTTGCTTCTCAGCCAGTCCCGAATTAGCCGCCGTTCGTAGGTTTTACTGCATCGGGTGGATTGAAGACGGACTCAAATTCCTCTTGGCTCATCTCCATAATTGCTTCGTGCAAGTCAGCGCCTTCTGGTCCTGTGACCGTGGCATTTTTAAGCACAAAGTCAACCAGATCATCAATGGCGGTGTCGTCACCGTCCGTCAGCCGCTTGGTGATCTTCATGCCTTCCTTGCGGCGCTTTAGATAGCCCGGTTTCGATTTATCCGGCGGCGTAATCGTAATTTCTGTTACCATGTACTGCTTTGTCTTTCTGCTCGGCTACCGAGCGCTAAGCTAATGTTGCCAGGCTGTTTGTGCTTGTGACTTTCAGCCAGTTAGCAAACGTTGGGTGATAGGTGCGTTCCAATGTTACGTCTACCGTTACCACGCCGTCATCATCGCCAAAGATTTCGATCTCATCGACAACCGTACCGGCAAACTCAATCTTTAGAATTTGCGTACCACTGGTGGCGGTCAATACAACTTGTTTTTGTGTCAGCGTGCCGAGTAAGATGGCGTCAACGTCTGTCTTGGTCGTGGCGTTGAACTCAAGACCCAACTTCAATGATCCCTGCCACGGCTTTTCCACATAACTGCCCGCCGACAACGCACCGAAACAAAGGCGGCTAGCGCGGTCTGGTGTGACCGTCAACTCAGCAAAACGAACCGTACACAAAGCCAGCTCCGTTGTGCCCATCGTGCCCGCCCATGCGTCCCACTTGATGGCACCCAGGTGATTGGCCATGATTGGCGTCACCACCGGGGGTGTTAGAACTTCTAGCGTATCAGCAACTAGGCTAATACCCATCAGGTCGCCGCTCATTTCGGTACGCTTGGCCGGTTCAAAACGCAGGGTGAAACTACTCAGTAACGCGCCAGCCATCTGGTAAGCACCAATCGTGCTATCGCCTTTGGTCAGCGACAGAATGCGCGGCGTCGGTGCGGTTGTCACTGGTGCGGCGTAAGCGCGCACGTATGGACCCGCGCCCGATGGTGTGGCTTTGCTGAATAGGTTGTCCAGGAAGTAGGCGATGTGTTCGTAGCTCGCCCAACCTTTCATCGATCCAGTTGCTGCCACACTGTTGACAATACCCGTGTCACCACCGGCCAAACCTGTGGTCATGTCGCCAATCACTTCCACATCGTTAGCACTTTTTAGCGACAGTTCTTCCAGACCGCGCAGTGCCACGGTCGGCGCCACGCCTGTAACAAATGCAACTTGCGATCCGGCTTGAGCACGAATCTCTGAGGTCATAGTCATGCAGATTTATCCTTTGCCGATTCCTTGACCGGCATTACATCCTCAACTTTTGGCGTAGATTTGGTCAGGTGTTCGTCTTCCACCTTCTTGCGGCCAACTTCACGGTAAAGACCGCTCGCCAACAAGTCGTTTTTTACGCCTTTGTCGAGTTCTTCGACTTCATCAGCCGTCAAGTCACGCGCCGGAATGCCAGGGAAATAGGTAAGCAAGCGACCTTCCGGATTTTCCTTGTCAGGATCGGCACGCCCTAAAAATCTAAGCATTTTATCGTTACTCCATTTTCTCTAGTAGAATCGAGATTAATTCTCGCCGGTACGACACGCCGCCGACCGCCACCACACCTAAACTTGTTTGCTCGGCATAGGTTGGCGTACCGTCCCATGTGGCGCTTGTGCCGGTCATCACCACGTCAGCAAACAACGCCTCAATAGCGTCAATCTTGTCTTCGGCGTTGGCTTCGGTCCAGTTGCTATTTGGATCGGCGTACAGTACAAAGATGTAGCAATCCAAGCGGTAGGTGTTGTGCCAGCATGTACCAAAGTTCTGTTTCTCGCGCATGATACCGCCGGATGTGACGACAACTACTGACGCCTTGCCTCCGAAGTCTCCCACCTGGTTGTTATAGACGGCTTCAACTTCGTTGGTGGTGACTAGTGATGTGACTAGCAGTGCCGCAAACGCCTTGCGTGCGCCCTCGCGTGATGTAGATGCCATTAGCCCATCGCCTGCTTAATGCTATTAATTCCGGCATCCATTACGCTTGGTCCCCTCTCGGTAATCGTGCGCTGATAAAAAGCGTGTCGTCCGCCGCGGTTACTTTCATAAAGACCATACTCGGATGGCGGTGTCTTGCTTCTTGGATTGCGTGCGCTTGGATTGATATAGATTTCGCCGGTCGCATTGCCGGTAAATCGCATGTAGTGCGAAGCGGCCAACGTGCCGGTATCTTTGTCCGTAACTAAGCGCGCATAGGCATGTAGCTCAACCGTGGCGTCACGGATGACTTTGCCAAGCTCGCCTTTGGTTTCGGTGGCTTTCACCGCCCGCACCATTGCCGATTGTGCCGCTTCCATTCCTGCAACTTCTGCGCTGATTGCCGCCATTAGCGTTTTAAGTCCTCAAGCACCAATCGGTAGAACACATTGCCGCCATCAGCAAACGACACAAGCAATTCGTGCGGCGTTTCCAGTTCCAGCCGGTTGGATAACTCAGCGCTGATTGGGTCGAGTGGCGTACATTTAACGCCGGTCAACTCGGTTACGGGTGCGCCACGTTTGCCGCTTACGATGGCCGGATTGCGTTTTGTGCTAGCCGTCACCGTTGTCATGCGTTTGAATGTTCGTCCATAACGCCAGGTCCATTCCTCGCAGGAGCGGATTGGGTACTCATTTACACCCACTACCAGGTAGTCGCCTTCTTTAATATCTAACATGGCGCACCCCAGCCCGCGCTAATCCAAAGAAAGCAACCCGCGCCGTTGGTGTCGAAAAGCCGCTGAACGTATCAATCCATGATGCTGCCCGACTAGCGAAGAATTTTGAACGGTCAGCACCTAGCCATTCGGTGCGCTCGCCTACCGTAACGCGCTCAGGGTCAGCGCGCATCCATTGCGCTATATAACTATAGGCACGGTAGTATACCCATGCCGCCGCCGCGTCATTCTGGTCAGCGGTGGCAATGTCGGCGTCCGCTTCCACTTTCGTGGTTGCTTGCGCCAACCAGCCGGACAACTTCGCTTCCATGTCGGCATCGGGAAACAAGGTTGCTTCCAGTTCACCATCTGGCTGGTACAGTTGGTAAGTTTCTAGTGTGACGGCCATTGTGCATCCCTTCGCCTAATGCCGACCCGTCTTCGACCCTTCTGGCCGTGGTGCGGCGCTAATAACTGGTGGTGCCTCTGTGGCTTTCTCTGGCTGTACTTCAACCAGCGCACCGCTCTTGATGGCCGCACGCACGACAACGGTAGTGGCAACTTCCACCACGTCACCGTTGCCGCTTACGAACACTTCTCCGCCTGGATGGTCTGGATGCTTTTCCCACAAGGCAACCTTGCTATCGGTGTTGGTCGCCTTGACCTTGATAAAGTCAGTCATGTCAGGCTCCCTAAGCATTTACGTCCAGGATACGAGTTGCATTCTTGTCGTTAATGGCAAATCCCATTACCTCTGACAGATAAAGCGTTTCAGTCTGGTTTTTCGCCGCACGCTCCATCTCTGCAATGTCCGCCCCGATCTCGGTAATCATCTCAAGCGCAACCCGCTTGTCTAGGCCAACAATCTTCAGCGCCGGAGCGTCTGACGTGTATCCGTAACGAACACCTTCCGCCAACTGATTTATCATCGTCAATGTGTCGGCCAAACGCACGGTTGGCAACGGGATATTGGCCGATCCGGTGTCGAGCAGAATCAATTGCAGCGCTACCGCTTTTTGCATAAGCGCCGTGGTAAGAATGTAGGGAGATTCAAAAAGCATTTTGAATGATTCCCAACCCTTCAGCGACAATGTGCCCGCCGTCGCTGTTGCGTCGAGCGTGGTCAGATTCGATGTAGTTGCAGCCGTTCCCGAATTACCATCACCCAAAATCAACACGTCAAGTGCCGACGCTACCTTATCGATTTCAGTCTGAACGGCCATCCACTGGATGTAGAAAGCCAACTTATCGATCCGCATACGGCGACGCGCTTCGTAGCTGATACTGATGCCGCGCCCGTATTTCTTCAAACTAACTTCACGTGTGGCTCCAACGATGGTAGCCACGGGGATGTCAGCACTCTCGCCAACGCGGTACTGGCGCAAATTCGTAGCATCATAGGTCAAGTAAAAGCTGCGATAGGTGTCGCCATTGATGCCGGTGCTCATCGCCACCAACTCGGACAATGGGATCGGCGGTGCAATTTGTTGGCTAGGATTGATTTTCCCTGATTCAATATAGGGTCGCTCCCACGATCCAACCGTGGCGTCTCCGCTCAGTAGCACGGCTCGATTTTGCTTGTGCATGTTCTGGCTAACTTTGCGGTAATTGCGCGATGCGAATTCTGTAAACAGAACGCGTCCGCCAGCGCTTTCATCAAACTTATCGCCGGTGCTAGCGTGATAGCCGATAATTGGATCGCTGCTGGTACGAATGCCAGCTTCCATCATCAATCGCTCAAAGGCATCGAGTTCGTCGCCCTTTTCAGACGGACTAACCTCCTCGAGCACCCGCGACAGAGTAGGAACCTCCTCCATCCCGGCCTCTTTCATTTCACGTGCAACGCCCTTGTACATATCAAGTGGATTCTCTTTGAATTGCGACCACAATTCACGAGTGCCTAACTTTGTCTTGTTTGCCATCTAGAATTCCTTTGTGCGGTAAGCCACACACTGATTGATTAAAGCTTGACGACAACAGCCGTGGTTGTGCCTGCGTCAACGATAAAGCCTCGCGCTACACCCAACTCGGCGGCGGTGGCCGTCGCCACTTCACGGATGTAGCCTTCGGCGGACACCAATAGGTCACCGACGATCTTCTTTTGCACGGACAGGGTTGCCGCTGTACCACCTGGTAGCGTCATATAGCCGCCGGTTTGCACAACGCAAAAGCCGTCAGACTCGACCTTGATCAACTTGCCTAGCACGCCCTCGCCGTCACCGACCAACGTCACGGTTTCGGCGGTCTCAATCGTGACCGCAAGGCCAACCGATACGCTGCCATTGGTTACGGTAGCGCTGTACACGATGGTATTGTCGTGTAGAAATGTCTGCGCTTCGTAGCCAATGCCCTTAAAATCTACTGCACTACGTGGATCTGCCATTTCCTATTCCTTTGGCGCATTCAGCGCCGCTTAGTTATTTGCTCGTGCGAGTTCAACGCAGTTGGAGCCAACGCCCAATAGTGTGATTGAGTCCGAATTGCCCATTGTGTAAGTACTAGCAATTTTGGACGTTCCGCTGTCGGTGATGATGATACTCTGCGTGCCGACATTATGAATGTAGAAAATTTTGCCCGCCGCACATGTTGGCAGTAACCCAGCAGACGCCGTGCTACTGATTGGTACATTAGCAGTGGCCAGCACAAGCGTCTGGGTGGCGCTTAGTGATGCGCGCGCCGGTGCGGTCAGTATCATGTCGCCGGCCACAGTCAGATCATCACCGATTACTACATCATCAGTGGCCGTCAGGTCGGCGGCTGTCAGGCCAGCGGCAAAGGTGGCAACATCAGCCACCGTCAAGTCGTCACCAACCGTCACATCGCCGCTAGTGACAATGGCGTCGAAGTTGCTGTTGCCTGCTTTTGCTGGAACCGATGCCACCGGAATAAGCGCCGCAAACATCAGTAAGACAACCAACACGCCGAGGGTAATTAATCTCTGTTTCATGGTTGGCTCCTTACGCCTTGTACGCAGCGCTTGGGATACGTGCGCCGATAGGTTGCTTGTCTGCCACGACCGGCGCACCTTCTCCGCCGTCAGTGGACTGTCGGCCACCTGCGAAGCGACTGTCGCCAATCGTCAGCCAGTCGGCTGATAGTTGCTTGATGACGGCGAGCGACGAGCGTTCTAGTACATCGGTGTATGTCTGTGTGGCGAACTTCTCGCCAAACGCCCGTACACCTTGCGCTAAGGCTTCTGCCACCAGGTCGCTACGATAAGCGCGCCCGTCATCAGCTAGCGGTGTAAGTTCTTCAACTTTCTTCTGCGCTTGCGTCAGCGTCTCTTTGACACTGCGCAAGCTTATCAATTCGGTGTTGACCTGAATGACTGCACCGGCCACGTCCGCAGTTGCGTCAATGCCGAGCACCTCACGAACCTGATTTACAATTTGTTCAAATTCCAATTTCTTACCCTCCAAAGTTGCGCCAGCAAATGAACGTTTTGCGGCTGGCAATTTCATGCGATAACGAGTCTCGAAAATGCGCACGGCGTCCGGTCGCATTCGCCCTTCCGCCGCTTCGCGTTCTGCTTTGATAATCTCGGCACGTGGCGTTGCGCCGTCATACACGCTGCTTACCTCTGACAGGTGCGCTCCATCGACGGCAAACGTTGCCTGTTCGATACGCATCACATTGTCGCCGCCTTTTACTTCGTACTTCATGCCTGGGACGTGTGGACAGTCCCAGTCCCACATACTGCGACCACACATGTTGCAGGTGTGATCGCCCCCGTGAAAACCGATAGAAACGTCGTGGAGAATTCCGGAACGAATGCCGTCGATTAGGTCATCGGTTTTGATGGCGTTCAATGTCAGCCCAGGCATGGTGTAAAAATCAACCGTTAGCCGTGTTCGGTCTGGATTGATCGCCGTTTCAATCTGCGCATCAAGCGACCGGCCAAAGGGTAATTCACTGTGCCGATGACCGGGCAGGAACGCCACGCCCGACCGCGCGTCGGCCTGGAAGTTACCAAGCGTGCCAATCGTCATGTGTGTGTAATATGAATCAATCAGCGTGTTTGTTGCTTCCAGACTCCAAAAGAACGGCGTTCGCTCATTCAGGATTGCCGGATCGTAAATGTGCTTCTCTTTCGCCAATGCCAATAGTTCATTATGGCGCTGCACGTCAGTGCGCAGGACTCGCGCCGGCACGCTAAAAACTAAGTTTGTGGCGTCAATTTCGTTCATGGTGTCCTTGCTTCGGCAGGCTCAGCAACCGTAAAAAAAAGCAAAATAAAAGCCTAAATGATATGTTAATTAACATATCATTTAGGCTGATTAATATGTACCTACACAAATGTGCAGGCTACACGAACGTGTAGGTGTTTAAGTGGCGGACTCTGACCCTTTTTTTGCTCCCAAAACCGGTCTTACACCAGCATTACGCTCATGTGCCCACTTGGGCACATCTCTCATCGCTTTGGCAAACCGTGCCGGAAATGAAGCATCCATATCATCAACGAATGAAACGACATTTTCCTTAAGAAGAAAATCTCTTGCTGCCTGCAATTTATTTCCGTCTATCACTTTTCGACCTTCCTCAACTCTTCCACCGTGTATTGTTTCTTAATGAGAAATTTTTCTCTCGCGTAATCCTCAACGAGATGACGAGCAATAAAATCTGCATGACTGCTAAAATCTTGACGACTCTCGTAATCTGCAAATGGTAAAGTAAAAGTCGCCATACACTGGCTGTCACTCAGTGTGATTTCGTATCCAAGAATTTGGCGAGAAACTTCCAATAGCAATCGTCCAGCATCAATGCGGCTTTCCATAGCCTGCTTGATAAAATCGATAGAACCGACATAACCATTATCTAGTGACGTGTTCATGTCTTAACCTTTCGCTTCCGTACACAGATTCTTCACCAATTCCGGCCTACTGCTCACACCTAGTTTATCATACACGCCGCGCAAGTGGAAGCTTACCGTATGGTAAGACACGCCAATTTGATTACCAACCCCGCGGCGTGTCAAGTCCGGTTTGTCTCGGAGTAGTGCGCAAATTTGCCGCTCTCTTGGTGTTAGATTCTTCATCTTTTCGTTCCAATCCATCTAGTAAATCATTCGGAACAGGACAATCGGAGCGTGACTGCTACACCGGCTTCGCTTGCCGGTCGTCTTTCGCGTGCGTGATACGCGGGTCTGCGTTGCGTCTCAACGAAGCAGTTCGCACTATGTACGCCATACTGTCGCCCGCAACAATTGACACAACATCAGTAAGCGCATTGAACGCATCGATTAGTGCATTGAATTCTTCGGCGCTTGGTGCATTAGCAATATGATTTAGTTTTACGAAGTCCATGATTATTTTCCTTTCCACACCGTTGCCGGTGCTGTCCAACCAGTTAAAACAGGGCTATGCACGCAGTCACAATTTGAATGCCTGGGCAGACTTAACTCAGCCGGTATATTGTCGGCGTCCATTGTGCGCCCGTTCAGAGGTGCGCATATCAGCGGACAACCTTCGCCATTTACATCGTACATAAGGCGCTTGACGCCGTTCTTCTGGTACGTCCAGCCCATGCCCTGCGCAAAGCCCCACGGCACTTCAAACGTGGCAATTGCGGCGCTACGGGTCAACGCTCTATAGGCAATGTAAGCGCCCAACGCAGCTAGCACCCCGTCATTGCTTTTGCGTGCCTCTGGAATGGCAATGGCCAGGTTATTGACAGTCGTGTCAATCAGACTCATGTCGCCGGTTCCTGAGCCTGCCGAAGGAGTCGCCAACATGGTTGCGCGTTCGTCAATCAATCCTAGATATTCGCTATTCGTAAGGCTGAACTTACCGGCCAACTCCAACAACTCTAGTGCAATCGTGCCGCCGTAGTTCACGGCCCGCTTGTGGAAGCGTAGCAGTAGCGCAAGCAACGCCGCAACCGCCACCGCTTTCTCTAGTTGGCGCTGTAGCCACGGCTTAAGTTCCTCCTCGTCCTCTGGTGCTTCACCAATGCCATTCCTAAACGGGAACCAATACAAATCCTCAAGCACCGGAACAAGGTCGTCGGTCATTGCCACGGCTAACGGCATCTTGCTTGGCTTCGGCATAGTAATGGCGCGTGCTTCGATGGCGATTAAGCCGGATAGCGTACCGTGCAGGCGTGATAGGTGATCGTGTAATGCGGCGTCAGTTGGGTGCATGGTAGCCGTTATTCTCCTGCTTTCGTCGGCTTAAACGTGTGTGTATATGTGCCGTCGCCATTGTCAACGGTATTATTTTTCATGTTAGCCGTAACGAGTCTCATAAATATTCTTTCGCCAATTCGTCTAAACTCCTCGTCCCTCCCATTGAACGCATCTAAAAAAGAATTATATATTTTGCCACCATCAGGTTCCATTATTCGCCTGTTCCACGTGTTGCCAATTCCACAATCTTTAGCGCCTGGTCAAATGTGAAACCGTGATACTTCATCACCGCCGCAACGTTATTGGCGAGAATCAGCGCGGCGTTGGTCAGGTTATCGTTGCGTGCAATCGTGGACGCCAAAGCCTCATTGATTTTTTCCGTATTGAACATGTCGTACTCGTCTGCCGTCCCATATACGAATTCGTTTTTAATGTGTCTCATACGTTGCCTGCTTTCTACGCATCTAGCGTCGAGTGATATCCGTTCGTGCTGATGGTTTGCATCGCCTGTTCCACGTCCATTCGTACCGTTCGTAGTTCAGAGAGAAGCACTAGCCGATCACTGTTTTGGTTTAGTGCTTCTTGTCCATCGTTATTGTCCTGCAATACTTCCGGCGCCACTTCCGGCGCTGCGACTGTGCCGGTTGCCTTGTGTCCGGTCACTTCCTCACTTGCTTCGTCATGCGAAATCCAGCCGTGGTCCTCTTTCGCCTTCGCATTGTTAATTTTCATTGTTTCGGTCTGCTGGTCGCGCAATTCCTCAGCAGCGCGCAATTCAGCAAACCTAAATTCAACATCAACCTGAATACCCTGTGCCTCAAGTGCCAATTTCAATAATCGTTCTAATACTGCCTCGGTGTAATGTTGAATCGACTTGATACCAGCAGCAAATATTTCATATTGGCGATTGCTTTGTGTATCACCGGTTGTTTCGGTGATACCAAGCATAAGCGGCATAGTTTTCAGCGCACGTACCGCTTGCCTCTCCAACATCGTAATCACGGCGTCGATGCCTTGCAGTCCGCCGCCGGCCAGCGCACCAACCGGCTTATTAACGGTGACGTGCTCGGTGTGAACGTAGGTGTCGTCCGGCTCAAGGCTACTGAATGCGCTTGTCACACTGTTAACAACCGCCTGCACGTAGGTATCAAAAGCGGCACGATCAGCGCCGAATCTAGCATCACCGGCGGCAATCTTCTCAGTGTCAACCGTCAAATCAAGCCGTGGATAGCCTTGCTGCTGGATGACACGTTTTAGGTCGTGCATCATGCCGAGCATAAACAGGCTAGTAAATAGCGATGGATTCGCCATCGGTCTGCCGTATGGACTGCCGAACATCGGGTCGATTGGTAGGTAAGCAAACGTCGGCACATCAAGCGGCTTAAAGTTGCCGCCTTGCCACTGGCCCGCCTGCCACACTTCGCCCCGTTCGTCGTCTTGACGCTTGCGGAAGCGAATTGACTCTGGGTCTGGTGTGGCAATGTCTAACGGTATCCGGCCTCGCTTATCCATCACCAATTCAGCGCAGATCGCACCGCGAAGAAACGGTCCCATATTTAGCCGGCCAATCAGAACATCCGGCGTGCCGTGTTGAGCACCCAAGACCTTCATAAAGTCTTCGATTGCATTGTTGCCGCGCTCGTCTTCCACGTCGCT